CAAAATCCCTATGACTTTTAAAGGTTGATTTATCCCTATCTATTTTTATATATTCGTCTTTTCCTTGAACTTCGCTTCCTGAGATTGCCATGAGTTGAGTCTTGTCCTTATTAACCACCCATCTATGTCCATTAGCTACGACTTTGTAATAGTATTCAAACTGATATCCTTTATTTACTCGTTTCAATACATTTCCTGTTGGACTACCTTCGCGAATTGCAACTGAATCAACAGTTAAAGTAGCAATAGCGTGTTCTGCAACTAAATTGGCTGCATTAAACACTGTAATTCCTGAACCACTTGTAGGATTACTATAGCCTTTGTAATGCAACACCCCACATGATCCATTGTAAGTCAATGTTTGAATATTTGCAGGAGACAAGTTAGTTCCTTGATTCATCCCTAGAAACTGTCCTGTTCCGTTACCATTGTCTTTAATCAACATCGCTACATGGCCATAATAGATTCCTTTGTACCAACCATAAACTGAATCCCAAATAAACCAATCTCCAGGGTGGCCAATTTGTTCGAAATTAAAATAATCAACATATCCAAGTAAATCTCTTCGATACCAAATTTCGCGTGCTCCTCCAGAACCTCCAATCGCTCTTCCAGGGTTTGGATATCCAGCTTTCTTTAAAAACTCTTTGAAAAGAGTTACACACTGATTGTAGTATCCGCCTAGTCCAGATGATTTGCCTAACCATTCTTTTTTAAAGTCATCTTTTGTGAAGTAGTTCATAATTAAATCTCTTCCTGATTGATTTTCTTGTCAGCTACTTCTAATCCTTTGATTAGAATTTTTGGAACGTCATATCCCGCTTCAACAAAGTTCTCAATAATTGATCTTGCTTCATTGACGGTCAAGGAAGCTAAGACGAACCATCCTAATAGAGTTGTTAGTGTTAGATCAACTCCGATTGTTTTGCCGATTTCGATAAACCAAGCCGAAATTGCAAAAGCGAATACAATCATTAACCAGTATCCTAGCTTTTTCAGAACTCCGGTCCATCCTTTACTGCTATTGGTTTTATGATTGATATTTGACTTCATCCAACCTGTAATCCAGTCGATTACGTTTAATAATAAAAAAATGGCGAACAAGAACCAGTGTTCACCAAAGATAAGTGTTAGTAATGCAATAATTGCACCACATACATTGTTGTAGTAACTTGTAAAAACTTTCATTTGTTTTCTCCTATGTCATATATAAAAAAGGCTAGATATTCTAGCCTTTTTTATAATTTTCACCAGTGATTTTTTTATACTGATCAGCCGTAATGAATCCTTTTTCACAGAACTTTCTTACCTGCTTATCTGTATATAATTTTAGATCATAAAATCTTTTGATTTTTTCAAACATAGACTAAGCCTCGCTTCCTTCTAGAAGTGTATCTGTCATTAGTGCTGTATACATGACCTGCGCTTCAATTTTATCCTGTGCCGTTGCTTGTTGTTCTGGATCAACAACTTTAGGTTTATCTTCTTCTGCAACCTCAATCACTTTTCCTGCTACATATTTGTAATTATATCTTCCGTGTTCATCTACTAATCCTTTGTCTAGATATAGACCTTGAGCATGAGCGTATTTATCTCCTTGCCCTTGGTCAATTTCTGTCATTGTTTTAATTTCTTCGTCTGATAAGAAGATTTCTGAATTAATAGATGTGATGTTATTCTCAGAATCTTTATTAATATATACTCTTGCCATGCTTATTTCTCCTGTTCGTTATCATAAATTTCTGCGTCTAAATGGACTCCTTTATTAGGATTAAATACGTATTCAATCGTGGTAACCCCTTTTGCTTTTATATCGTTCATTAACGTAGTTTTAGGTGTCAGAACTAATTCTTTGTAAGCATCAACTGTTACGTTTACAATATCTGATTTTGCAACAGTTATAGCCCCTCCGTTACCATAATAAACAAACCCTTCAAAATCCGCTTGTTGAATAGATGGATTATTCAATCTCATTGATTGAATTTCCGGAATATTGATATAAATAATTCCGTTTGAAATATAGCCACTTCTTGCTCCCGATATATATCTGTCATACCATTGACATTTCACATATTCTTCACTGTAAATTGGATAGACATATTGAGTTGCAACTGAACCATTCTCTAATTTAGCCCATTTAAGAACGACTGTTGCACCTTCAGCAATATATAAACTGAATCCTTTAGTACTATTGTTTGTATGTAAAACATTTAAGCCTTTCTTTAATGCGATTTGTGTGTTATCGTCTGAGAACATTGTGACTGAACCTGTAACTGATTCAACATAACACGATAATGTTGAACTTCCTACAGTTGCAGTGTCTAAATACTGTACAAGTGTTCCTGCAGCAGTGTATTTATCATTTTTAATTGTTATTCCACCATTTTTATTTGGGATAACTGTACAATTCCAAATCTTCCATCTGTCTACAGAATAGCCTCGTGATTCATAGCTTGTAGCACCTCTTTGATTAATTTTAAAATCCGAATTAATCAATAAATTTGGATTGCTGAATTTATTTCCTAAATAATTTGCCAATTGCGATAATAAACCTTTTTTCAATCCTGTGCCATTATGCACAGGCAATAAGCTTGTATCGGTAAAACTAGGCAATACGTCTAATTCATTTACTTGCTTTCCTGGCATTCTCTATTCCTCCTTGACTTTATATTTCCAATCCGTACCGACTTCTCCACTTGCTACTTCATAAGACCAATCGGCCAAGATTGTATTTCCTTTTTCATCTACTAAATCTTGAGCGCTTGTTGCGCTCAAATTTGTAGTAAAGTGATTATTCATCACCATTTGATTCAATGTGTTATGTGATGTGGTTACAGACTTTATTCTATCGACAAGCCACTGAATAGAAGCTTTGTCTTTGAATAGGAAAGCCATATACTAACCCCACATTGCGCTTAAATCTGATGTACTGATTGCAGTTAATTCTGAACTCTTAACATATCCTGATAAATCAATATCTGTATTACCAATCTTTTCAAACGTTTTGGATTCTGCAAGCCAAATATACTCATCATAAATATCTTGAGCTCCATGTGAATGTGCAATTAAATAGATAACGCCATTTGAGCCTGCAGCAGGTAATGAACTCACCTTTTCGTACTTAATAGATGTGATGTTTCCTACTGCCGAATTAATCAACGATTGTACTTGTGATTGCGTTTGATATCCTTTACCTGTAACGATTGAATTTACTTGCGTAGATGTTTGGAATCCACTATCGTTTGTAAGTTGTGAAGTCTTTGTAGGCACTGCGATATCTACGGCTTTTGAGCTTGGTTCAACTTTTGTGCCGTTGACTTTAACTGACTCAATCACGTTAACTTGAGCACCACTTGAGATACCACTTAATTTGCTTTTTTCTGCATTCGTATAATCATTTGTCGATAAGCCTTTACCACTTACCACATCAACTTTTCCGCCTAATGCAGTTTTAATTTTACTGATTAATAGAGTTAATCCACTCTTATCTAAATATTCAATAGCCATTCTTTTTTCCTCCTTATAAACTATTCCATATTTCATCTAATTCATTTGTTGACACCGAAGCTACAGAACCTTCTGCCATAGCTCCAATATCCTCCGGTGTATATACCGGTCTTGTTTCTGCTTTCGCCCACGCTGGAACTGTTGGGTCTATTTCTTCAACCTCTCCAATGATTTCATTACCATTTAATTTTGGCTTGTTTCTGAGCTTTTCATAATCCGTTGTTCCAATGTATTGTTCATTTAAACCGAACTGAATGTGATCTGATTCGTCTTTAACGTCGATTTCTATACTGTTTACCAGAATCATGTAATCACTTCCTTATTTAATACACTATACACATTAACTGTTTTTATCGGCGAAGCCATCGCTATGCCGTCATATGTAATCATTCTTAGTTGGATATTGCAATTTCCGTTTTTAAAACTTAATGTTTCTTCCTGCGTTAAAATAACTGAAATAACATTGTTTTCGATTTTTAAATCTGACATGCTTTTTTTCAATAAATATCCATTTTGCTCAAATACCACATAGATATGTTCCATATCTGCTAAATCAATATAATTGACCGTGATTTGAATTGTAGGTGTTGTTCCTTGTCTCATGATTTCACCATGTATGCCCAATCGGCTAATACATTATCACCATTTTCATCGACGACATAATTATCGAAGTCAACCATTAAATTTGTACTAAAGTTATTGTTAAGCAGCATTTCAATCATACTTTGAATCATGTTGAACATTTTTTCATCAGCCTCACGAATTGAAGAACCCAAGCTTTTTTTCTTATTCCCTTCAAAATCGATTCTTGCATCAATCAATTCTGCATCTGCGGTTGTTGAGCCCTCGCCTAAATTTGTAAATGAATCCATACGTTCATTGACAACTTTTTGATTTGAATCAATTAAATCTTTCAACGATCTTTGAGTTTTTAGTAAATTGAAAATTTGTGTCCGTACCGAATCACCTGCAGTATCATACTTAACTCCATTGTATCCGACACGAATATCAATTAATTCATTTAAATTAGTTTGACTGTTTGTCAAATTGTCAATTCGAGCCATAATTACGTTAAGTTTCGATTCGACATATTGGTCAACTAGCTGTTGCCAACTTAATTCACTAGGTCCAATTTGTGAGTTTCCATTTGGCGCACGTTGCACAACGAAGCACACCTCATTTGTCACGAATTTTTTTTCGCCTCTAATTAAATGAACAGCAAGTTCAATTGGCCCACTTTCAAATAAAGGCTTTGAAGGAATATAAAAGCCTTCATCATCCATTGGCAACATTTCTTCATAAACTTTATTCTTATAAATGTAACGAATGTGAATTTGAGTTGTATAGAATTCATAATTATCTGTACCATCAATCGATAAATTTACTGGCACATGTGCAGAACCCTCTGATGATTCAAGGCTTTTAATAACAATTAGTTTTAAATCTCTTCTCATCAATTCCATATAACCACTTCCTTTCTTTTACACATAATCAATACCTACTACTAATCCATTGACAAGCGTTAATCTTAGCTTTTTTTCTTCGACTTCTCCACCGCTACCATCTGCATAACATTTAGGCCTAAAGTAGCCTAATGGAGCAGTTCCAATCGTTAATAAATTAAATGGTCCGCCATTCGCACCACCACTTCTACCTTGATTTTGCCCGAAGTACTGACCATTGTAGTACATAGCTACGTGGCCTTTACCACCACCCATGTTGGAACCCCAAACTGCAATATCTCCGTTCTGCGGAGTAGATACGACATTACATGAATTCAACATTCCGTTAGAAGCGCGCTGAGTCCAAATATCTTGAGCACCGCCTGTGGCCGTACAATTCGCATATGAGTATCCTAACCACTTCATGTAAAACGCGTAACCGTCCCAACATTGGGCACCGAAAGCGCCATCTACATTGTGACTTGTGCCATTATAAGTATCGACGAATACAGAAAAAGGTTGAGCCATATTACTCAACCCCTACTACAATTCCGGCTTCAACTGTAATTGATTTTGTTACAGTGTAAGTACCAGTGAGCCCTTTTTTACCGTCCAAAGTTATGATGCTAGCACTGTCTGAAATAGATATAGTTGAATTTTTAGTATCCATACGAACATAATTTTTGGTCACAGAAAACCTATTGTCACCGCTTGAAAGTAAAATTGTGCCATCATTGCTAACCGAAACGCTGGTGTCGCCACTGATCAGTGTCACACTATGCGATAGATACTCGCCATCATGTTTAAAAGAACGAAATGCAATCCTTTCAGGCAATACAGTACCATCTGAATCAACACACTTTATATCAGACCAGACGGAACCTTGTGTAACTCCCTCAGCACGTGGCTGCATATTGATTTCTGCGCCAACATTTATGTCTTTAACAGTATTAAGAACACCTTTAAATGTCCCATCATTCATTACAAGCTTACCGGTATCCATATTCAAATAAAAGCTGCCGCTCTTATCTGAAAGAATGCCTGTAATAATCGCATTCGCAATCAACCCTTTTGGGCCAAATGCATTACCCCACTTCCAATCCGTTCCATCTTCGGTTCTTGTGTCAGAGAACTCCAAACCGCTAGTTCCATAGCATGTTGCTCCATACGTTGGACTATCTGGATCTAAATCTTCCATCTTCATAGCTCTATAATCCATCTTCTTCGCAATGTTTCTTTGAGCATAAAGAGACGCTTGAGTTGCATCAATGATTCCTTTTATCTTTTCTGCAATCAAACTAGATGTTTTCTTGTCAATCACCTTTTGTGCTGCCTGAATAACACTATCCGCATTTTCAAAGTACTTTGTCTCATAATCGCCTAAAGTCATACTATCGTATTTTTTTAGGATACAATCATAATCACATTCAATTAATCTTGCCTTAGTTTCGATATTCAACTTTCTGTGCTTAATATGAACTGTATCACCAAAGCCAATTGAAACAAGATTCTTAATATCTTTGTAAGCATCCAGTCTTGCCAAATCTACAATATCAACCTTATACGTGATATTAGGAACATCACAATTATTTTCTGTGAAATAATCAGATGCTCTTTTTCTCAACACTTTATATAAATCTTCCAAGGTGTCGCAGACTGTAATTCCATTCGATGCATCATCTTCTTGTGCATCTTCTTTTAGCTTTACGTCATCAAACTGGATGAAACTCCAATATACATCTGGATAATTATTGATATAAGGAGAATCAATACACTCCCCATTGGGCAATACATATCCATTGTAGGCTTGCGGATATATTCTTGTGATTAAATTTTCTGTGTTTACGACTTCCTGGACGCTTTTCAAATTGTATCCAAACTCACACCTGGCATCTTTGTCTGAACCAATTCTTTTATTGATCTTGATTGTGTAATCATCATAGACAATTTCTCCACCCCATCTATTCATAAATGTATTGTCTGCATTTCCATTAATAGCCTGCAGACGATTCATTTTATTGAAATAGCACGTAGAAATATCTGTGATATCCGAAATTCCTTTAAAAGACGTTCCACTCAAAATCGTATTTAACGCATCCTGGCCATTCATATTCACGCATCGAGTATCCCACAAAGGCGGTGTTGTCTTGGCCATGTAAAAAAGCGGATACGCTGTTACTTGAACATCATAATCCGCTTTGTCTGCATGACGAATAATAAACAATTGGTCTTTATTAAATAATGTTGGAACTTTTAAAACAGCTCCATCAACGATATTTTCTGAAATATCATCAATAGGATGTACTAACTTAACATACCATTCCCCATTCAAAACAACGTGCATTGTACAGCTGGATGGGCGAAGAACGTAATCACCGTTCTTTTTATAGTTCTTATTAAAAGGATTATACAATTGGATCATAGTTCACACCTCCAGTTTGGAATCACTTCACACTTAAAATTTCCACTAACTGTAATTGAATTTGAACCTTCCATTAAATATAAAGATTCAAAATCTCCACTGACCTTGACATTCTGTAAACCGCCATTTTCTCGATATGCGACACATCTATCCGTATCAATATAAATTGTTCCTGATGTATTAACTGTCATCTTATTACCATTTACAGACAGAACACATTGACCTTCACCACTAATGATATAAACAGGATGAGAAACTGCATAAGGATTTGTCTGCACCATTCCACAACTATATCTATCTTGACCAATAAACAGATATCCGTATGGATCACAAGTAAATGTGGCCACAAAAGCATTAATTTCTTTTGTGCTTTCTCTTGATATATCACCAAATTCAACTTTTTTGATTTTATAAAAGATTTCTGAATCATCCATCATCATAAGAGTCTTAGATTTACGAATCATTCTTTTATAATCTCTAAAAGTTTTATTAAGGTATTCTCTTTTTTCTTTGAAATTAAAATTGATATTAAATGTAATATCGTCATAAGTGCCTAAATCTTCGAAATACTTACCATCTCTTCCAGGAATATCATATTCTTTGTAGTTGCGCTTAGGAGTCACTATATCAGGCCTTCTGACCGGATATAGCTTCTCACGAACGCAAGATACATTATCTAAATAAATATCAAATGAACTCATTCTATGCCTCACCTCTCATATAAGCATTAGACACACTTCTAGATCCAATGACTCTTTCCATAGATGAAGCAATATTACGACCATCCAATGTTGTAGTGTTGTATACAACAAACGTTGGATCGTACCGATAATTTGTATTATCAGTAAACGAAGGATCCATTCCAATATCCATGATATCCTGTAAATCTTTGATTTGGCTTTCTACTCGGCTCTTATTTCTGTCAATTCCTGTAGCTAATAAATCCATAAAATCAGGCATCCACTCATCCGCATCGGCCAAAGGACCTTCATCTGGAACAGAGAAATGTAGATTTTTCTTAATAAAGTTTGTGACTCCACTAATCTTTCCTTTGACCCATCCAGTGAATCCTTTCCAGATGCCACTCGCAAAGTTTGACATCATGTCCATTCCCCATTGTAGAAATTGACCAGGTAATGATTTTATCTCATTCGCAATATTTTTAACCAAATTAACAGCTGCATTCTTGCCTTTTGAAGCAAAATCCTTTGCCCAATTGACAATTGCAGACAACATATTACTAATCCAATTTTGGAAGTTGTTTAAACCATTCGCAAAGTTCTCTCCAAGATTTTGGAAGAAATCATTGATTTTCTGTTTTACATTATTAAAACCATCCGTCCATGATTTTTTAAATCCTTCCCATAACTCAGAAACCTTATTACAAACGGACTCCCATGTTTCTGTCAAGAAGTTAAGGACCTCATCCCAGTTCTGAATGACATATATAATTGCCATGATAGCTGCAATGATCGCTACAATTATCGCAATCACCGGAGCTGCAGCGGTAACCAAAGCTCCAACTCCACCTGCCGACCATCCACATGCTGTGCCAACCGCCAGTATCAAAGGAGCAATCGTAGTCAAAACCGCAATAATCCCAATAAGGACCGCAATCATTTGTTGAGCTGGTTCAGGAAGTTCACTAAATATTTGAATAATTGTAGTTAATGCTTTCGTGAATTCAGTAAATACTGGCATTACCGCTTTAGAAAAATCAGCCATTGCCTCATTGTAATCATCTTGAGCCTTGTTTGATTCAACTAACGCCTTGTTATTTTCATTCCATGCATCTGCTGATTTCATTAAACCTTGATTGGCCATTTCATCCAACACTAACTGTGCACGTTCTGAATTATCTGAACATTGTTCTAATTTTTCATTGAATTCATCTTCGGATGTTCCAGCCCAATTCAACATATCCGCAAAATTACCGGTAACTGTACCTGTCTTGATTGTCTCGTTGATTGACTCAGCCAAACCATCAATTGGAATCGAATCTCCATATCGTGCCCAGGCACCAATTGCACCCTTAGTGATTTGCGTTAACTGACTTTGCTCCAAGCCAATTGCCTGTAAGTTTGCAGTAGTTGTAGCAGCAGATTGCGTATCGCCTAACACTCCAATAAGCTGCTTATAGGTCTGTTTTGTTTCATTCGTAGTGTAATTTAAATGAGAAGAAGAAACTTCTAAAGAACCCATGATTTTTAAATACTCTTTAGATTCTTCTACTGCTCCTTTGATATTTTCAACCATTCCAGATGCAAAATCAGATACTTGCTGAGCAGCCTCTTGCATGTTAAAGCTATCTTTAAGTTGTTGAACATCTGTCTTAGTCTTTTTTAACTTTTCACCAGTTTGTTCTGAACTATCTCCAACTTTTTCGACTTGAGTCGATGCATCACTTGCACTTTTTGCCAAATCATCCAATTTAGAATCATTGTCTGAAATTTCAGACGATAATTTATTGGCATAAGCAGTTGTCTCATTAAATGCAGTCTTCAATTTAGAAATCGTTGATTCCGTATTTGCATAAGCTTTTTCTGCTTTCTGAACTTGACTTGAATTCTCACCATATTCATTTGTCAATTGTTGAATTTCGTTGGCCTGTGCCTCAAGATAATCCGTTTGTTTTTTTATCTGACTGTTCATCATATTGTTTCTTCAAAACTTTATTCTTTGCAGTCAACGACTCCATGCTGTCAGCTTGAGCATCAAATTCACTTGATACAGCTTTTAATTCAGACCCATACTCTTTTAAATTCTGATTGATTTTAGAAATGGATTGATTAAATTCAGATTCACCTTTAATCGAAATCTTTGGACCAATATCATATCCAGCCATATCATCACCTCAAATCTACATTAATATATTCTGGCTCTATATATTCGTCGGCATATCCATCTAGAATGGCCGAAGCATCTGTTAGATCCGCTAAATAACCTAACGGCATCACTAGAAACTCTTTGGATGGAATCCCAATCTTATAGGCTTTTACCATTAAGTATTTGCTTGAATCACCTTGAAGCTTTTTTTCTTCTTTTTTTTTGAAGATTTTAAAGGCTTAGCCTGGATTTTTCTTTCTTTTGATTTGGAAATACATTTCTTGATTTTTGCAACAATTGCCTTCAATTCTTCTGGATCAGAAGGAATCAAGTACCCAATTGTATCTTTTGGAATCGGCTCCAATAATCCATCTTCGCCAATTGGTGCTCTATCATACTTTTGTCGCATGATATTCATAAACGCACATCCTGAATCAATCATTAGATAAAGCATGCTGATCATCATGTTTGCAGCTTCGGCCACGTCTTGACCTTCTTCAATCTTTTTAGCAGCTTGCGCAAAGTTTCCCATTTGTGAAACACAAGCTAAAGAAAAAGACATTGGATATCTATATTCTCCAATGTCTATAAATTGAATATTCATGTCCATAAGTCACCTTATGCAACAATATTTGCCTTTTGCTTCAAGTACGCAACCGCTTTTGCTTCATCTGGTAAATCTGCATAGCATTGCCATGCATGATCACCTGCTGCATCACGCATTACGGATCCTGTGATTTCAGGCAACTGCCAATCGACTGTATCTTCTTTAGTCTTCGCAGAACCACCTGGAATATTAAATTTAACACGATTAAACCAAATTGCACGATAGAATTCTTCATTGTTATTTTGATGCAGTTCAATAAGCCCACATCCAACTTCAATTGACTTCGTATTATCATCAAATACATATTCAGTCACAGATTCCCCACCAACTGTAATTTTATTTTCTTTAATACTCAATAAAAGTTTAGATGTAGCAGGCATCAATTCACCAGTGGTAATGGTCAAAGTTCCTTCTTTGAACTCTCCACCTTCCGATTCTGCAATTTCATTGTCTAAATATAAATTATTATTGTCAGTAGTCGTAATATCAAGACTATACTCACTCATCTTTTCAGGGATGTTACCTTCTGAATAAGTAGTAGTACCGTCTGAATGACTATATTTCGCAATAATTAATTTTGATAAACCTTTTTTTGCCATTATTTGTTCATCTCCTTTTTGAATAATTCATTCATTTTACTGTCCATTGTTTCAATACTCTTTTTTCTATATTTTCGAACCGCACGACCCACAAAATCGTTTTTAGGTCTGAAAGACGTTCCTCTCAAGATTGATCTAGCAATCAATGGGACCGGAACTCCCTTTGGATACTTTTTAGTTTTATGACTTGAATATCCGGCGAAACCAACTTTGACATTGATATCATCGCCCTTACTCTCCATATCTGAAATACCAAGACCTTTCTCAAGAGCCTTTTTCTCGTAATCCATAGGACCTTGACTTGCGTGATTGGATGTATGTAACGATTGTATTTCACTACGAATACCATCTACAACCACTCCAGCACCTTCATACAATGACATCTTCATAATTGGAACTACATCATCTTTTTCAAGCTTCTGCAGTTTATCAAGATATTCATCAAAATCATTAAATTCAATTTTGGCCATCAATACTCCCAATCGAATGAATAATGAATGTAACTCGAATTTGTTTCGTATTCAATACTAATTATATTGAATGGAACTCCGTTGGCGTTAAACAAATCAATAACATCATCCACTAAATCATCAAACTCGACTTTTGTATAAATATCCAACGAACCTTTTAAAATGATTTCATCATGCTGATTGTCCAAAAATAAAGAATCAGATTCTCCTTCTTCTTGCCAAACTATATATCTATCGCCTTTATCTCCTGTTGCATCATAATGGTAAATTTCATTAGTGCTTGTATACCGCAGTAATTCTGCAAACTCTTTAAGCTTCGAATTCAAACTTTTCATTTAAATGCATCAATGTAAGCTTAGTGATTTGTATACCATTATCATCAAATGTATGTTGAATCTGTGAAATCTGATACTGTGTACCATCTTCCAAAACAACAACATCGTTATATGTAATTGAACGATCTCTGTAAATAGATACAGATTCATCCAGTCTATCCTGTGCTTTTTTAGCTTCATAAAACTTTGTAACACCAATTACTTCATAAGAAAAATAATAAGAAGATTTAAGGCGTAACTTAGATACAGGCATAAAGCCTTTATCCTGCACTAATACACGCTCATAAATCTTCAGAATTCCATCATCAAATGTCATTATCTTCCTTTTTGTGACCACAGGATATTGTTCAATTCATATCTAAGAGATCTAGGTATAGCTAGTGGGCTATCTTTATTAGCTCTTTTTCTGAATAAGAATGCTGCGTAGTCAATCTTCGCCATATAGTAATCAAAGGAATCATCATCGACGATTCCTTCTCTTGCCATAAGTGAAACAGCTTGTTTCAACAACATTTTTAGATATTCATCGTTGGCATTTGTTTGAGGCATTTGGAGATTCTGCTTTAGGACAGTTAGTTCAGTATCTTCTCCAAAATCCATTGTTTATTACCCCTTTGTGACTTTTACAGTATAAACAAGTTTTGACATACCGTTCTTAACAGTAACAACTAAGTTCTTAGAACCTTCTAATGTTAATTCCTGGCCATTATTGTATTTCTTTCCGCCATACATAATAGTCACTGATGCTCCTTCTTGAGCTGGAACTGCATTTACAACGGCATTTGCTGCAGTTGTGCTTACTTCATATTCGTAAGTGTTAGAATTAAAGGCTAATGTTTCTGAACCAAGAGTCAATGATGTTAAAGTTGCATCATTCGCATCATCGGCACGGAATGTTGCTGATGTTACTGGTGCTTTACCGTCGATTGTCATTACACCGAATCCTTCATCAATTACAGGTTTTCCATCATAGCGAGCTACTCCACGGAACACTGTCTGATTATCGAAGAATCTAACATCTCCTGATTGATCAATCTTAGCACCGGCACGTTCACCTAAAGTGTATAAATCAAAGTGTCCGAAGATAATATTGTTGTCAGCAATAAAGTTAAGCTCAACAATTTCACCACCAACGATAGGCATTGTATTCTGCATTCCGGCAACAATTGCACCATTCATATCTGCATCCAATGATTCTGCCATCAATAATTTATGCGTCTTTTCATTCATTACCCATGTTAATCCTGCAGATGAGTAATCATTAATTACACAAGTAGATTTTTTAATGATATCTTTAAACAATTCTTTTCCGGTAAGGTTAGCACTTCCCTTTAAAATATTTGTTGTGTGTAAATCTTTCCATTCTCTAGCTGTTGAAGAATAATTATTTGGACGTTCCTCTTGCGCTAATCGAGTAACGATACCAAGTGGCATCTTAACTCCATAACCGAATAAAACTGCTTTATCCAACGCTTTACCCATTGCCTTACCGAGTGCGTAAATGATTTCTGTAGCTAAATCCTCATCACTATCTTCCAATACTGCATTGCATACAACAAAGAATCCTGCTACTGCGTATCCATCCATCTCAATGTTGTTGAATTTCAAATCCAATTCATTCAATGATCCACACATTTCAGTCCAAATACCTTCTGGAATGTCACCCATAATATTTTGACGAGATGTGCCACTTACACTGCGTAAATTAACTTTTGAAATCAATTTAGAATTTTCTTCGACAATTTGACGAATCAATGGCAACATGATTTGTGGAATCGTTAATCCAACATTTTCAATTGCACGATGCTCTTTAATGCATGCTCTTACGTTGGATAAGAATTTTTCTACATTCTCATCTTTGAAGAAACGATCACGTTCTTCGATTGGCATATTGAAGAATTTATTTCTTACAGTCATTTTCTGTTGTCCTCCTCTATTTTCTTCTTGCTTAGGTTCATCAGTTGGTTGTTGAGATTCTGCTTCTTCAATTTCTTTTTCGATATCAGCGATTGTCTCTTCCAACTCTTTCTTTTCATCTTCATATTCTTGTTTTTCTTCTTCTAATTTTGCGACTTCTTCTTCAACAGCTTGTTGTTCTTCTTCTGTTGAATCATCACGTAATTCAGAAATCGCAACTTCTAGTTCTTTTGTACGTTTTTCAAAGTCAGATTCTTTTTTTCTTAATTTCTCAAGATTCTTTTTCTGCGTATCTAATTTTTTACGCAACATTAAAACTTTTAACATGCTTGTTCTCCCTTCAATCTCTTCAGCATTTCTTTTTTTCTTTGTTCTAATTTTCTAGAACGAATTGTGTTAAATTCCTTTTTTCGCGCAGATACCTGTGTGTCTTCGTATGCAGGAAAAGTAACTACAGATACTTCATACAGATTCACGGATTTAATCGTCCAATGAACTTCGTTTCCATTTTCTGAATATTCTTCTGAAGTAATCTCAAAGCCAAAACTACATTGATCCACATCGCCACGTTGCACACGAGCATATAGATTCATCGCATCCTGGTCTGATTCATTGATTTCAACTTCACCCCATAGACCTTTGTCATCAACTCTTAAAGTTAATGTTCCTGATTTGGTGCGTCCTAAAACCAAACGTGTATCATGGTCAATCAAACAACGGATATCACTATCCAGTGTTCCATCAAAAGCATGTGGATCTACACTTTCAGTAGCTCCATCCCATAGTTGATAATTGGAATTGAATACCGCAAAGTATCCACTGATATACTTTTTCCCATCTGCATCTCTAGTTTTGAATTTAGATAAAGAACTTCTCATCTGATATTTTTTATCCATTATTCTCACCACCTTTTTCCAATTTTTTCTGGTCTCCTATCATTCCTTGTGGAATATAGTTTTCAAGTATGATCAATTCATCTAATCCATCCATCGGAGAATATCCTAGTGAATCTCTGACTTCATTACCTGTCACGATTCCTCGTGTATACAAATCGCATCCCACCGTCGAGAGTGTCTGTATGTCATAGGCATAAAGCGACCTATAATTAAACCTAAAATACCATTCAGGCTTGATAAGTAAACTTCGTGTAAGTGCCTGTTGGATGCACTCACAAATTCCTTTAATTCTTGTGTTGATCCAGTTGTTCCATTCATCCTTATTGAATTCTCCTGCACCTAGTACGAATGTTGGAACATCTAAAATGGAAGCAACTGTCTTCTTGTCCATTTCTACCGAATCTTTGATGGCCAAATCATTCAATGATAACGGCTTTACTGTAACCACATCAAAACCATCTGCAGGAATTAGCCAAGGCTCTCCTGTCTGATTCGATTTAATATATTTATCCAACAGCTTTTGTCTTCCATCTGAGTTAGAGAACTCATCAACCATTCCATCAACTTTAACAATCAATGATGGCTGCCATTTCGATTCCATGAAGCCTTTCTTAGTGACGTTCGCTTGATCCAATGTTTCGGCTACGCTTCGCAAGGATTTACGATAGCCTACGCCTTTCCACGGATAGTTTGGATCCGGATTAATTACGATATGAATTAAATCTTCCGGTAAATATTCCTTTCCGTTATAAAGAATGGAATATCCAAAATCGCCGTTTGGAACGAATGAAACACTTCCAGGATTCAATGGATAAATACCTTCAATCAAACCGGATACTGTTCTTGGATACAGAACACAGTTCCCGTCGCCTTCCAATAACAACGAACGAACAATGGAAGACATCCATGTCATTCTTGTCATGTATTTGTTTGGATGGATATCGACTAAATTGGATAATGCATTACTAATCCTTTGATCACCATTCTTAGAATTCTCCATTAAATGAATTGTCATACTTCCAATTAGATTGGCAATCTTATTAACTGCACTAATAATTTCAGGATTCTGTGATAATGGTGTATAACCTGCTGACAATAAAGATTCCCAATTTACTGGCATTACAGCTGCATAATTCGACCTTTTTTGTGGATCTGGTCTAATATTCTTCTTTTTGTTTCTCCTTGACAAAATAAGCCTCCTAATCTAAAAACATCGAAGCAGACGAATTCTTTTCTTCTGCAATCAATAATTGTTTACAAGCGATAACTGAACAATCGAATAAATCTATACGTTGGTTTGGCATTACTTTTTGGAAACGCACAAAATCATCACTATCTTCTGTAGCTTTTACATTTCCAACGCAATACTCATACGCAAGATTGTGCACGTAATAAAATTCTTGAAGGTTGAACTTTTTCTCGATTTCTCTAAAAGCTTCCGTTTTTTCGACGTACAACTGTTTCTGATCACGAATTTTAAAACCGGCTTTTTTCATTTTTAAAATGAATTCACGCGAATACCTTCTGTCGTATCCAATCCATCGAATTCTAAAACCTCTGTCTCGAACTTTTATGAACCATTGAATTACATCTTCATATTCAATAACGTTCGAATTACAACATGTTAGCCATCCTTCTTCTTCCCACCAGAATACCGGAATGTTATCTTCATCCGATTTCTGATATGCCGTACTTCGTGGAATAAATGCATGGCTAATGCAAATATCCACTCCTTTATATCGGCCATAAATACAAACTCCGGTTAAATCGTGCAGTTTGGATAAATCCGCACCACCATACCATTTGATAGGAAGTTTGGCCAACTCATCAATCGTCCAATTATACTTGGCATCGGATGTCTTCACGACATTCATATCAAAATATGTATCAATTTGATTTGTAAAAACATTCAATGATTTTGCGAAGAAATCTTTTCTTTGTTGAGGGTCGTTCTGCGCTTGGATTGCATCATTCATTAAGTCTTCGGCACGAACTGATTGACCAATACCAGGATTGGCCATTACCTGAACATCTGGATTCATGTAATCCAGAAACTTTGCGCCTTCCTCATTTTCCGTTAGATCGGCTTCGCAAATAAAAACGAAGTATTGCTCATCGTCTACTTCGCCATCTAAAATCTTTTTACAATATCGAACTCTTTGTGCTAAGAAACTGTTTGGATCATCTCCAGCAGTTGAAATACCAATAATCAATTTGTTTGCGTAAGCTTTCATAGCTTTTTTAAACAAATTGTATTGTTTCGGTTTTTTAAATGCGTGAACCTCATCTGCAATCGCAAAGTTACAGTTAAATGAATCTTGCGCATCTGGATTTGTGGCCAACGCATTTAATTCAAACATTCCGTCAGACATTTCTGCTTTTATAGAATGTTCGTTGTTGTTGTCGATAATATGAAACAATCCACCATCCTCATCCGATTCTCCCATGTTTCTTACGTTATATTTCAAAAAATTGAATGTTTCCAATGTTTGTTTTAGTGCTGCGGCAACAACATAAATCTTGGATCCGGACTTTCGATAAAGTAATCCAACCGCATACGCTAATGCTGCGGAAAATGATGTTTTAACATTTTTTCTAGGAATAAATATCAAAGCCTCATGATATTTCTTTATCTTTGTTCCTTTTCGATAAATTCCAAACAGGTTGTAGATAATAAATTTATGAAAAGGCATCAAAATAAAAGGAGTACCTCGTAAAGGTTCTCCGTCTTGTGTTTCGCCTTGCATGTGGCAAATTGTTTTTTGAATAATCGAAATAATAAAGTCTGCATCCTTTGGATTGAATTCATATCTTTCGTCTTCTAAATCTCTATAAAATCTATCAATTGCTTTTATACGATAAATATTGGCTTTGATTTTTCCACTCTTACAATCTTCACAATATTTCTGTACTTCTGAAAAATACTTTCCATTATACACTACTTAACACCTGGGCCAATCTACTTTGTTTTGCGGATTCAAGTCCGTTTGATTTAATCGCTTTTAATCCTTTTGGAGTTAATCCTAAAGTTGTTTCGATTGTAAGAAGATTCTTTTGAAGAGCTTCGATGGCCAAATATTCTGCAGTCTTACGAATATTCTCATTTCCGGATTTATTTTTAAAAGTCTCTGTCACTTTGCACCCCTCTTCGAACCACTTTTGATACAACAAATCGTACTGAAATCGCATCTCCGCATACCTATGAATTGTTACATCGAACTCTTTCTTGTAAGTTCCGATTTCTTGCATATATAAAACTGTTTCTTTAAAAATTCGATTCGTTTTTCTGCTGACAGTTGCTCTGTTCATTTTGGCCATCACCCCCTTTTTTCAGAAATTGCTCAGAGTTGGAAAGATGGATACTCCCCCAGGGAACCAATTTTCATGTCAAAAAAATTTAGGTGGGGGGATCTCTTTCAGAGCAATCTTTTTGAGGCTATCTCATCCAAATCCACACCTAATTCTTTGGCCACATCACGTTTATCGTAAGCTCCAATCAAATAGAGCAGATAGATTCGTATCAGCCTACATAGTTCATCATTAGATTGCATAATCTTTTTTCTTCTTTCTCAAATCAACTCCTGGAATCGTATGTCTTTTCAATTCTTCGCCAAGCTCAGTCAATGCACCAGTACTTCTGTTCTCCAACTTATTGTGCTCGCCTACGCTTACACTAATTAGATTCCAGTCGCAGAACCGATATTCCGGATATTCATCTGCTGGATAGATATGATGCACAACTTCTGCTTCTACCCTTCTGCCATATCGCTTTGAGATCTGACAAAGATATCCATCTTTTCTTAGAATTGATTCTCTTTTCTTTTTCCATCTCTTAGTCTTATAATCCATGCTTTTTACCTCGTGAAGACAGTCTAGCAAGGAAACTGCCTACACCAAATAAAAAAAGCACATGTGCGTGCTTTCATGTGTAAAAAGATTCAACACTTGGCTTGTCGAATTTTTTACGCTACTAATATACCACATTAAAATGGTGGCCAATGGCTACTCTTTTAATTTTTTGGTTCAGGAATGATTACAATTTTAATATTTTTATCTATATTCATGTATATTTCAACATTCTCGTTATTTCTGCTTTTAGCCACAGCTTCATCAAACGAGAGCTTTTCTAGTCCTGGATAAGCATAGATAGAAAATTCATAATCCTTACTGCTTTGGTCTTCCCACCCCATGCATCCGTATGCTAATAGTTTCTCATTTCTTAAACTATATACATATACAAATAGAACCTCATTTCTATCAAACAAGATTATTTTCACAGATTCATGTCTGCGCATTCCTTTGTTTGAATCATGTATTCGTAAAGGATTTGTTAAAATCAGAATCACGTACAAGCCAACAAAGGCACATACAATCGCTAAGATTGCTTTTAATAATTGCCACGTCATAATATGCTTTTTATCATCGCATGAACATGTTTCTTTAATCCACTACGACTGAATCCATATTTATCTGCCACTTCGTATTGTGACATTCTAAAGAAATACAAATCACACATAATGCATCTATCCTTGCTGGATAACAATTCAAAGGCTTTGCATTCGTTGATTCTCTTTTGATAATAAGCAATTTCACGCTCACGCTCTTCAATCGTTTCTAACAATGCAAGCTTAGATGTAAATGTTCTTTGATATGTCGGCATTGGCAAACTGGATTTCATTTGTTCTTTAGACAGTTCTTCAACTGAATGTGATAAGCCTAACATTTTATGATTCAACTCTTCCAACTCTTCATTCAATTCAATAATTCTATGGCAACAATAGTCCAATGATTTAAAATCACCAATAAATTGTGCAACTGTTTTTGAAACCTCAATCATGCGAAACCTTTTCAATACCCGAGCAACGTGTCCATTGTGTTCCAGACGAATATTTACTTTCTACACGCTTTCTCAAATTGAAGACTGTTTGATTTAAACCACAGTTTTCTCTTTCCAATTTTGAATATTCTTGTCTGATATATTCAAGCTGTTTTAATCCTGCTTCACGCATTCCACCATTTTCAACATCATATGTCATGATCTTAATTAATTCAGTTAAACAATCAAATGCATTCTCTGCCGTTTGATTGTGTAATACAACTTTTTCCATTCTTTTCCCCTTAATACAACGAAAACAAAAAGCAAACAAATTTAACAATACTTGAGATAATCCACACAGTTCCGCCTACAATGGCCGTAAACATCCATATGTATAAAACCCCAAACAGAATAATAAATACTAATCTCCAATTAATCTTCATATGCTGCACTCATCGCTTTTTTTAACTCCATGTATTTACACATATACCAATCAGATTTTTCCATGTCCTCTTTCCCATTTTTATTCAATGCTCTATATCTGTATTTCCAAACATTGCACAAGCAAAAATTTGCGACTACTGACATACCAAATACTGCAACCATTTCATCGATGCATTCATATGATCCACTCTCATAATGTTCTGGATGATTGACTGTGTCTTTTTCTTTTACCATTGTGGATAACCTCCTTCACTGTATGACATTTCTCTTTCCTGGTTAACATCATTATTTTGTGTTTCTTCTTTCTTATCCAAGAACTGCAAGCTTTCAACCATCACATCACACGTGTAGATTGTTTCGCCATTGTTGTTTGTGAATTTTCCTGTCTGCAGTCTTCCATCAATTCCAATCAATGAGCCTTTCTTCAGATACTGGTACATCAAGTCTGCTGTTTTGTTCCAGGCAACACAACTAATAAAATCTGCATCCGGTTGTCCTTGAGCTTTCACTTTTCTACTCACTGCCAATGTGAATTTACAGATGCTTGCTCCATTTGGTGTTTTCCTAATCTCAGGATTCTTAGTCAATCTACCAACTAAAATAACTCTGTTTATCACTCTTTCTCCTCCTTTTTTCTTTGTCAAATAACCTTAAATTATTTTCCAAAATCAATTCTGCACTGAGAGCCCTAGTTTAAAGGCTCTCTGTACATTTTTTTGAATTAAAAACTTTTTGTGTTTTTTTATGCTTATTTTGTCCGCAATACAATCCATTTTTTATTAGCGAACCTAGTGCAGAAAATGTAGCATACGCATTATCAATCTTTTGATTTAATTCACGCATTGATTCTTCAAATGACGTTGATAGTTCAGGTTCTATTGCACCAAGTGCTACAAATTTTATCTGATCTTCATCTAGACAAAATATAGCTCCATCATCGAACTGGACATCATAAAGTGTAGGCTTCACGTAATTACCCTTGCTGATGACACACGTATGGATTACTTTACCAATCTGACCAATATATTCCTTTTTAAGCTTTCCTGTACTGCTTACCAATTTATGCTCATATCCATCAGTTAAGCTTAATAGTTTTACTTTGGTTTCCATTCATTGACACCAGTCATCGTTCCTTTTAGCGTTTCAATAGCTCTATTTTGACAAATACATTCATTGACTATTTTCTTATAAGCGTCAAAATACCATTCGTCTTTATCTCCATTGTATGTCAGTTCATAATACATACCATCAGGAAGATTGGTACTAATAAGATACTTCCAATTCTGCAATGCTTTGCATTTCCAAACAACATAAACTTCTAATTCAGATACATACTTTTCATAGTCTTTATCAGACTTATCTAAGCTGTTAATCGCATATTGTTTAGCTATACTGATTGCGATCATATCCTCATAACTTGTCACTAAATTTCCTTGAAATAATTCATCTGAAACTACATTACTAATCATTTTTCATTCTCCTTAAAATTATCTTCATTGCCTTGTATTCCCATAAACAAATAGAACAAATTTCTTTTACAGTTCTTACAAGGATGTTCATTTTTCAAATTACTACTATATTTACAGTTTTCACATTCACGTTTTTCCATTTTGATTACCTCTTCAATAACTGCATATCATATCCACTCAAAACAAATCTCTCTGTCAATTTATGATTACAAGAATTGCCTAATCTTTCATAGATTAATTCCATTTCTTCGCGTGTGAAATTTGTTCCTAAACACTTATTAATTTTTGATAAAACATCATCTTGATATCTTATGGTCCTCCATTCCTGACTGTATACCAATGCACATGTACAATCTCTGCTACACCATTCGAGCAACTTGTATTTCAATTCTGTAGGTGTATTCACATCACGCAAACAAATATACAAATTTGTTTTTGGAATCAAAATAAGCTCGTTATTGTGGTTAATAAACGATCCTGGAAATTCCCTCATCACTTCAAATACATAATCTGTCATTTTTATTCTCCTAATTTACTTATTGCTAAATATTCAACGTCTTGTTGGCCTTCCCACCAATCATTCAACCAACAAACTCCTCCATCGTTTTCGAACCCCCATGATGCAGCTTCTATGGAATATTGCCATTCTTGTTTGAATACATCAGTGTTATATCTATATCTTAGATAAACAAGGAAATTTGAATCATTGTTTTTCCACATGTAGTCATTCAATTCATCTTCTGTTATTCCTTTTTTTAAAGGAACGAATCTAATTGAAGGGGCTTTGATTTCTTCCAGTTTTTCTTCTTCCGTGAATCTATCCACCAGTTCATTCAATGTATCCAATTGCTTTCTGTAATTATCATTCGCAATTAATGCTTCTCTTTGTTTGTACTCATCTCCTGGATGTATAAAGTCAAACAAATAAAACGAATTCAAATTATGCAATGCATATTGATATTTGTTCATGATTCACACCTAAAGATTCTCTCAAGAAACATAAATGCTTCTCTGATTAGCTCAACAATAAAGAAAATTGGCCACAAAACAATAACCAATACCGCAAATTTTTCAACATCAATAAAAGGTTTACCAATGAAAAATATTGAGGAAACTAACATACCCAACATAAAATATATAAGCATTAACCGAATTATTAATAACGACATCTATTTCCCTCCTATTTATATTTCATGCTTTCCAACATGTTCTTCTTAGCTTTGTTTGTCGTTCTAGTATACAAAGATGTTGTCTGTATGGAATTGTGGCCAAGAATATCCATAAGATCCGTTACCTGTCCACCAGCATCCAAGTAGTTAATCGCGAACATATGTCTGAACGCATGAGGATGGATCTTATCCAGGCTTATACCTCTACACTTTCCTGCAATCTTCTTCAACTGGTAGTAAATCTGTTTATAGGTTAAAAAAAAGATTTTTCCTGACTTTATCTTTTCCGTTCTGCAATACTTCAATATCTCACGCTTTAAGTCATTTCTCAGAATCACATCACGAATCTTGCCTTTGTTTTTGACTGTAATATAATTCGCCTTTACGTTCTCAACCGTGAAATAACTTAACTCGCTCACACGTATGCCAGTGTAAGCAAATATCTTCATGATCAGATAAATATCCATTCGATTACATTGTTTGGCCATTCTACACATTCGCTTAAAATCAGATGGTTCAATCACATCATCAAGCGAAGCTGCCTGTTGAATCTTTATATTTTTTAATGTCATTTTAGAATGATGAGTACGCAACAATTCGTCTGGATCCAAATCCTTTTCGACCAATTCGCAATACTTTATAAACCTGTTTGCGATAGTGATATAGTTCTTTACTGTGGCCGGAGCATACTCTTCTTCTAGATTCTTTTTAAAGTCGATAATATCAAGCTTGCAGATATCATCGACCTCAAAAGAATTTACAAACAGTTCAACAACCTGTCGATAATGAACCAAAGAATTCTTAGACTTTTCATTTTCCGTTTCAAATGCGATGAACTCATCAACTTTGCTAACTAGAAACTCTTTATTCATGGCTTAGCCTTGAAGAAATATCCTGGTAGTTCTTGAAGACTCATCGTCTACAATCTCAACAATTTGTCTTTTGCCAAAGTAATTCTTGGCTTTGCTTAAACATGGAAATCTATGAATCCCATTCACTGAAAACATAATTTCCTGATAGTCTTTCACAACACTGATTTCCACGGGTCTAAATGTTGTATTCTTTAAATCTCTTAAAATCACGATATCAACTCCTTATTTATCTTAAATTTATCCGCCCATTCCCTGACAAAGCTAAATGCATCATCTGGAGGGACTGCATTATGATTTGCTCTAAATTGCCGAATAACCTTATGTTTGAGTTCCAACGTATACAAAGGAACATCCGGCTTATCACTTAAACGAACAAACATGATTTCCGTATGCCCTTTAGACACCTCATCTGCATAGGTTCTAACGCAATGATTCAATGTTTCAGATTCTTTCTTCAATTCAGCATTCGTTTTAACAGGGCGAATCAAATACTTTCCGTTTGAGTAACATAACTCAACATGCTTTTCGTAATTCTCAAGAATCCCTTGTTCAAACCTGGCACCTTCTGTAGCACGCATAGCCTTATATGCTGCACTATGTGCTTCTACTAAATTCGATGGTGTTAGAACTCTATAAGACTTCATGTCCGCTCCAATCGTTTCCGCGAACTTTAAATAATCTTCGTAAATATTTATGTTCCAATCATCTATCTTCGATGCGTACTCCAATACTCGTGGACACATATACTTACGTATATGCTTGAAATTCAAATGTCTAATTTTCAATAACTCTTTTTCATTTGCCCATGAATATTTCCTGCATAACATCAGATGCGTGTAATCCATCTTTGGAAGAAGCGGAACGAACTTACGATCAACTTTAAATATCTTATCCAGGCTCTTTTGACTTAGATCAAGAACGCGAAGGTTTGAAATAAACTGACTCAAGTCTGCCTTCACAAGATATTCGATTTTAGGCTCTTTACGATAAGCACACACGTATTCAAAGAAATCCAATCCGGATTGATTTAATTCAGATTGATACTGGCAATACGGAATGTTCAATAACTTGATCCAGTCTTCAATTGAGTACATCCTCAACGGATAAAAATTCAATTTACTGTCACTGATCCAAAACTTCAAAGGATAATCGAAATCAACTCTTTTACCAAACATTCCACAATACAGATTGCCTACCAAAAACTTCCTTTCGCCTTCGATATATCGTGCCACTTCCTGGATTTTCAACTCTACTGTATGATTCGGATTCTTAAACAATTGAAATCCAAATATCCGCTTTAATAGCTTACCGTAATACATTTCTAGCGTTTCAACAAAATAAGTTCGGCTACATGCCTCTTTTGCAAGCCATAAATCCATTTTTGAAAAAATAAACTCTTCAATGCCTTTTGGCCATGTGAGCTTCCTTGTCTTCAACTTTTCTAAAATAGACTTTCCTGCTTCCATTCTGATTCTTCTTTCTTAGGCTTTTTCTTTTGATCAACACTCTTTTTAACGATTGCCTTTGCAGATTCAAGATTTAAACGTGAAGGCTGTTCTTCATCACCGCCAACATCTTCTTCATCGTAGTAATGAACGGCCAAGCCGAACACTTCTTCATCACTGATAATTGCACAGTTTTTCACTGCTTTCTTTTTAGCTTCAGAAACAATGTAGTTCCACATTCCATCGATAGACTTCTTAGGATTATCCAACTTCGAAGTCATGTCATTACGTGACATCAGATATTCGCAGATTATTTTCAATCCTTGATTCTGCTTGATTGCCTTATATTCATCTTCAAACTTAGACATACAAACCTCCTAGTATGTCTTTACAGGCACAAGCACACTCATCAACTTTAAAACATCGCACGAACCACGAACAATCAATGGCTTTCCGATTCCTGGAGTCGTAATCTGAACTTTTTCAGAATTAATAACATCAAGTGCATCTCTTAAATACTTTCCATTCAAGTTGAATTCGATTGGATCCGACATCAATTCAACTGTTTCAAGCTCTTCATACGTTTCTCCAATCATTTCAGATTTTGAATCCACATGAGATTCTTCTGTACCAAACGACAAATGTACAATTTGTTTCCCATCAGATTTCACAAAATCACAACGCTTGATAGCTTCTAACAATTCATTCTTATCCATCTCAACGTGATACAAACAAGATTTTGGAATGATTCTGGAGACATCCGGATATGTTCCATTTAAAAGCTGTGACTGGTACATCATATCGTTTGTTTTAAATTGAATTTTTTTCTCGTCATAGAAAACAGAAACCTCATCATTGAATGTTTTCAAAAATTCCACACAAGCCTGTCTAGGGATTGTAATACTGGTATCCTTGCAATCCATATCAATAAATGCATATCGATTCATTCGGTATGAGTCTGAACCAACGATTGTAACTTGACCATTATCCACACTTAAATGAACACCTGTAAGTATTGGACGCGATACTGCAACCGGTCCTGCACTAGCAACACAGACCAATGCTTTTTCGAATGCTTCACGCAACGTTTCGATTGGACAATACAATTTATTTGCAGGTGTATTTAAATCGATTTCTGGATATTCAGAAACATCTGTACACGTTAATTTAAACTTAGCTTTCCCACACTTGATATGCATTAAATTGTCCGTGCAATCAACATCAATTGATTGGCCAGATACTTTTCGAATGATCTCACTAAAATATTTAGCATCCACTAAACACTGGCCACTTTCTTCAACACCTGTTTCCATTTCCAATGTCTGCTGCATTGAAGCAGTTCCATTGGATCCAGTAATCACAATTGACTTTTCTTCAGTCACGATTTTTAGATTTGCTAACGCAGGTAAAGGTGATAGTTTGTCAATTACCTTCGACACATTGTTCACTGCATTTAGCAATGTCTTTGTTTCTATATTGAATTTCATTTTATTTTTCCTTTCATGATAATATATTTTTGAGGAGGTGATAAAATGGATGATTTAACTAATGAACAAAAGCTATTATTAACAGCAATGTATAGAGATTATCTAGAACTCTCCAAAAAAGTCGGCCCTGAGAAAGCAAATCGTTTTGGAGATTCTGATGAAATCAACTATAAATACTTCATTGATAGATCAAATGACTATGTTTCTACACTATGCTGGACATTAAAACGTAAAGGTTATATTGACTGTTATAGCGGAGATGACAAAGCTAACGGAATTTCAATTACCGATGATACAATCATCTACTTTGAAAACAAATTCAAAAATAATGTTTCTAAAGTATTGGATTCTATTAATGAATTGCTGAATTTTGTTCCATTGTTTAAGTAGTTATTTATTAACTACTTTTCTTTTACTATTTCACCAAGCTCCATCAACTTTAGTTCCTCTGAACTGTAAGCTTTAAAAAACGATTTTGTTGGCTTAACTAGAATCCAATCCTTTGCAAGTATGTCGTCGGACATTGGATTCCAAAATCTTAAATATTCATTCCGTTCTGGAAGATAAACCGCGATTTTGTAAATGGTTACGTTTGTTGGATAAAGATAACAACCTGTCCTATGCTCGTAGCTGCCTTTTCTTACGAATCCCATTTTTCTTTTTTTAGCTAATTTAATTGCTTTAACAATATTCATTCACGACACCTCACTCATTAAGATATTCATCAAACTTATTTCCAAACAAAATGCTTGGCTTTAAATATGATTTCATCACTGGATCAGCCTTCCATGCATCACATTTCTTTTCAATGACGCATTTGAAATCCGCCAGGCTATATCCAGCATTCAATTTTTCCTGAATCAACTTTCTAGTTAATTTGGCATCAGGAGAAAATTCTTTCTCCGTTTCAATATTTAGGATTTCAATGATTGTTCTAATAATTTGGTTTGTTTCTCGTTCTTCATCAGAAGAACAATATAAATTATTATTATTCTTATCATTCTTTATATTCTTTACATTATTGTTTGTTGTTGTCCGTTTGTTGCTCGTTTGTTGCTCGTTTGTTTTCTGCATGTTGTCCTCTTGTTGTTCGTTTGTTGTTTGCTTGTTGTCGACATTGGCAAAACACTGATAATCATCGTATTTTGTAACGATTATGAGCGTGTTTTGGTTTGTTGAGATTTTTTTAATCTCGCCTGTTTTCATTAAATTTTTGAGTGCTCTTTTTATTTGTTCGACACTCAATTTTGTTTCAGTGCTTAAACTCGCAAAGCTTGTAATGCACGAACCCCTTTCTATTTTTTTACCTTGCCAGTTACGATCGGCATGATTTACTTTTAATAGCAAGTGTATAAATAGTCGACAAGTGGGAATGTCGTCATACCATTCCCAGTCGACAATCTGCCGAAATAGCTTAATGTAGCCTCCACGATTTTCCATTCCATCACCCTCCTCTTAGGTGTGAATCTAATGGATACAGTGCCTATTTTCCGCACTGTCTTTTTCTTTATACTCCTTTAGATACTTTTGAAATTCCCTTCCAAAGGCTTTTGTACATTCCGATAAGCATTCGGTAATTTCATCTGAATCCATATCCTCGAAAAATTTAAAAAAAGTAGCGCCTGCTTTTGCTTCACTAGCAATAATTGGCCCATCCACTGTAATGAACACTTTCAATTCAAAAGCAGGACCATAACTACCTATAAATTCATTGAATCTTTTCATGAATTCATTTTTTTCTTTATTAGTTTTTGCATTCTGACGCTCCTTCTGGAACTGCTTAATTCCTTCATGTATCTCATCAATTTTTTTACTTTCTTCGATAACATCATCTTTATCTCTATCAACGTGTAATGTTTCCATCTTATTTTTCTCCTTACTAGATCTCGAACTCTGCAACCTAGATACCACAATCCGCGTAAGTCTTGTTAAAAAGGAAGATAAGTTAAATAAAACAATCCATTAATTTTTTTGACGTGCTAGAGCAAAAAATACATTATGTAGAAAGCGAGTGCGGATCACGTCAATTTGTGGTGATACCCAGGTTGCAGAACCCGAGAAAATAATTTATAATTTGTTTGTTAGTTTTTATATGGCCACTTTCCTAATAAGTGGTCTTTTTTATGCTCTGCATGACTTACGCAGCTTGATCAGGTTGTCCAAATAAGGCTGCAAGCCAAGAACATTAATTACCTTGATTGTTGGCCATCCGAAGCAATTAGATTCAACACCTAACTTGTTCAACTCGGTTTTCACAGTCGCACTGCTACATCCAATGATTTCTGCCAGGTCTTTTTGCGTGATATATGCATACTTTGTCATTTTTTGGATTTTACCTTCAATTTCTTCGTCATATTCCTGACGAGATACAACTTTAATACCTCTCATAACAATCTCCTTTCTAGATTCCAATAGACTGGATAGTTCTACAAACGAATGCAGTACCAATCACACATCCAATCACTAATACAACGCTCACAAACAACATCCAGTTTGCGAAACGCTGCTTTCTGCGCACTGCCTTTTCTCTTTTATCCAAATCCGCATAAACATGCATCATCTTTGTATACTCTGTAGCATGTCCATTGTTTGCGAATGGAGACAATTCAAGTTCTTTTTCTTTTGTTTTAGTTTTTGTGGTAGCCATACTTTTTATCCTTTCTGTGGTAGTTATTGGTAGTACTATTTAAAGCAAGTTTAACTTTTTTAAACTTTTTCTGTAAAAAAATAATACCCTACTTTGTCTTTCGGAATATTTAGCATATCGCATATTTTAACGATATCATCTCGTGAAAATGGCGTTTTACTTTGCATCTTTCGAGACATTGTATTTTCAGATGTCCCAAACGCTTCTGCAAATTGGTTTTGACTCCCATATTTCTCGATCATTTTAGCTTTTAAAGCATTAAAATCAAACTTCATTCCTGACACCTCCTTCATTTGACAATTAAAGTTTAACTTTATTAAACTCTTTTGTCAACACATTTGTTTAATTTTATTGAACTTTATTGTTGATTTACTTAATCTTGTTCAATATAATTAAATCGTGAGGTATATTAATATGTCAGAAATTAAAGATAGAATTATTGAAGCATTAAAATACAATGGAATGAATGCAAAAGAGCTTAGCGATAAAACAGGTATTCCAAAATCATCCATATCTCAATATATGAGTGGATATGCTAAACCAAAACAAGACCGAATTTATCTAATCGCTAAAGCATTACATGTTGATGAAGCTTGGTTAATTGGATATGATGTTCCAATGATTAAAGAGACATTCACGCAGAATCTCTCACCAAACGAAAAAAATCTCTTGGACATATATCGTGTTTTGGACGATAAAGGCCAGCACACAGTGGATACAGTAGCTCAAATGGAATACGAAAGAGTTAAGAAGGATAATAAGTAATTTTTTTGATTATAGAAAAAATAAAAGGAGGGATAAGATGACTGAACAAGAAATAAGTAATAAATGTAAATCTTTGGATGCTAGTAACGATACTTTTAAAAACATCATTAAGGATTGTAAAAATCCTAAATTCAATAATTTAGATAGTTGGCAACATTTTCAAGCAGCAGCTTTCAAAAGAGAAAATAATCCTAGTAGAAAAAACAGATTCATTAAATATAAACGTGGAACAGTTGTTATGGTTAACTTTGGTACATCCATAGGGAATGAATTAAGTGGAAATCATTTTGCTATAGTACTAAATAAAAAAGATTCTCCTAAAGCAGGAGAAATCACAGTGCTCCCATTAACATCTAAGGCTAATAAATCTAATATCAATTTAGGAAATGAACTAATTCAAAATATATTTAGTGACGTTTTGAAAAGTATGCAAGATCTTGTAGCTTTTTCTGCAATAATAGAAGATTTATTAAAGGATGAAAACGGAACTTTTAAATATCACGAAGGACAATCGGTCACGTTTCATGATTCTTTGATTGAATATTATTGTATGACAATTAAACCGAAGAAGGCTGCTACTGATGGAACAATTCATTATACGACTGATGAAATTGCAGACATCATTAATAAAGTTATTCATATGCTTCAAGATATCACAGATTACTATAATGAAAAAAATAAGGATTCATTTGCTAAGATTCTATCCATAACAACTATTAGTAAATATAGAATTAAGAAATCGATTAATGCATTAGATCCAATTGGAAAAATACAGTTATCTAATGAAACAATGGACAGAATTGACACTGAAATCGTAAAAGCTATAACCAACATTGCCTTGTAAAACGCTTGATTTTAAAGAAATTCATGTTATTATAAAGATGAATTTCAGTGATGATACATTGTATCAGGCACTGCAGGTATTTATTTCGGTAACACATTTGTGGGTACCGCGGATAAGGGAAAGCTATTCGATTTCGGATAGCTTTTTCTTTTTAACGAAGCAAATTAAAAAAATCCCACTCAGAAATGAGTGGGACCTAATCGGGGCGACGTACTTAACATACGCTTAGTATTTTTAACCATCCACCGACTATTGACCTGTCGAGGGGTAAGTACCTCCGGTATTAAAATTATAGATTGCATTTTGTTGATTGTCAACAAAAAACGTGCTCATCTATATTATCAAATCTTTGTGCGAACGTCAATTTTATCTTATAAAATCAATAAAATTCTGAATTTATCATTCAGAAAGAAAGGAAATCTATTATGACTAATCATGAAATTGCAATGGAAGCATATTACTATTCAATCAACAATGAGCTGATTGGTGGCATTTCTAAAAAAAATGCAGTCAAATGCTTTGAACAGATTATCGCGATGTTGGATTCAGATGAAAGACTTAATCTTCCATTCATTACTGTAAATGGAAAATGCTTTGTAGCAACTAAAAAGCGCCTGATAAAATGTTCTAAAAACATGTTTGGATATAAGTTTAAAGAGTGGAATTGGAGTCAGATCAGGAACGTATTCTACAAAAAAACATTGACAACTGGTACTTTAATACTGAATACAGTGGATGGAGAAGTTAAAATCTCAATCAATCGAGATGGCGCTGAGTTTGCTGGAGAAATATTGAGAAAACTGAAAAACGAAGCAAAATAAAAAATCCTGGATGCTACCAACATCCAGGACGATTAAGAGTACTACCAATACTCTCACATAAAAAGATGACTACCACATCAAACTTTTTATGTGCTCATTTTAGCATAGAACGGAGGAAATTTAAATGCCTATTTATGAGCGCCTACACAATGGAAAGAAACAATGGTGTTACCGTTGTTACTATACTGATTTTAATGGAGATCGTGTTCAAAAACATTCCAAATGGTTTAACACCAGGAAAGAAGCAGTGGCAGCTGAATCTACATTCATGCAGATCAAGGTTGTTGGAGACCAGAACGTAACCTTCTATGAAGTTACTTTAAAATGGTATGAATTTAAATCTAGAACATTGAAGCCATCCACACTGGATACTAAAAGAGTATATCTGAATATGTTATCTCCGCTTAATGATAAGAAGATGGCCAAGATTACATATCTTGATATCGATAACTTTTTCGAATTACCACAAATCAAATCTTATAAGTATTCGACCAAAAAGACTTTATTAACCAATCTTAGAAATATCTTTAGATTCGCAAAGAAACACTATGGTATTATCAATGATCCATTTTATAAAATGGCACCTTTGGTTAAGCCTGTGGCCACGGAGGCTAAGAGGCTTGAAATCGTGCCTAAAAGTGATTTTAAGACACTTTTTGAATACGCAGTAACAAGTAGAGATGGAGCATGGAAAGATACGGCATACGCAATTTGGGCCATGTATATGACGGGTATGCGTGTATCTGAATGTTTATCTTTAACCTTTGAGGACTTTGATGGTAAATACATCCATATTCGCAGACAATATATTCGTGGGAAGTGGCAGACGCCAAAGACCAAGAATTCAATTCGTAAGATTGCGGTTGATGAAAAGACAAAATCGTTTATTTATGAATTGAAGAAATACTATTCTTCATTTGATGAATTTGAAGAATCATGGTTCATATTTGGTGGATATAGACATATGGACCCAGAGATATTAAGACTAAGAAAAAACAAATTATGTGCAGAAGCTGGAATACCTGAATTCAATATTCATGCGTTAAGACACTCACATGCTTCAAATCTTATTGAGGCAGGTGTTAATATGTACAAGATATCGAAACGCTTAGGACACTCTTCTATACGTACTACAATGGATATTTATGGCCATCTTATTGATACAGAAGAAGAAGAGATTTTAAATGCAATTTCGAACTTCTAA